AATTAATTTCTCCCACGGATCTTCTCCATTGCGAGTTTCAATTACTTCCTCTATTATCAAATCGTTAATAGTTAACATTGTTGCATACCAGTTGTCTCCACCTGCTGCATACAACCCCATTAATTTTGTTGTATATCGATCTGATAAATTCATAACTAAACCTCCACAATCCCCTCGTTGTGCCACATCTCCTGTTGATGCTGTTCGACTAATCATCAAATAATTAGTCAATTTCATTTCTCCAGTTGTTAACTTCATCGTTTTTGAACCAATCTTCGTCGCCTGTCCAATAACATCCAACTGAGTTTTAGGTAAGTGTACGAGTACCTCACATTGCTTCGCTATAATATCATATTCCTCTCTGGAATATAAATGATGTTTTAACGAAGGAAAACGTACGGTTTCTGCACTCATCCTATGTAACTTTGCTTCTCTCTGACAATAAATCAGAGCTTCTGATCTTGTTAAGATTCGTCCGATAGATAAATCATTCAAAACATTTGAATAGACGATTCTTGCCAAATTGTAGTTACCATAACTCATGTCCCAATTGGAACATCGCCAAAATCTAACTATATCATTCTTTTGTGCTAGATGTTCTTGCACATAGATATAATTATCACTTCCAACTCCATAAGATCTTGATCCGGCTTTTTCACTATCAAACTCTGTTTGAAGCGTTTTTGATACCAATACATAATGTTTATGTTTTATCATATTATATGCACTAATCGCTTCACTAGTTGATCGTAAAACTATCTGCTCTGGTTTCAAATCGGTCCTATTTCTAGTTCCATTCAAATCCTCTCTTTCCTGCGTAAAATCATTAACCATTTTTCTCGTAAAAGCACACACATTGCCCCCCTGCATTCTATTCAGGCAATGCATATCCAAAATTACAAAATAATCTTGATTATGACCCGACACAAGAAAATTACAAATATAATCTTTTATTTGTAATCCCTTATATCTTCCTATCATTGATAGGTACTGAGTTAATATTTCATCAAAATTTCCAGTCAAATTGATCTTTATATTTAACGTTTTTGGCTCAGTGTTCAGCATTCTATATGACTTCAGTTCTGTTTTTCCTCGTATAATCTCTTCTTCACTTTCGATTATATTTATCATATAACATGCTTCTTTTCTTTTCTTAACAATTCCTCTAAATGTCTTTTCACTCACATCTTCAGCTAGATTCTCTAATACGGAAATAATTTCTCCTTCATAAAAGGTATCCTTATCTTTATCCGCATGTACAAAAGTCCAGTTTTCTGTTTCATGAACTACTTCATCCAAAGTACAATCGTTATCATCTAATCCATCCATTCTCATTTCTACTTTCTTCGATCTGATAGTGAACTTCTTAGAAGGACGTGTTTTATCTCGAGGTGATCTCTCCTCGATTGTATCAACTTTTTTAGTACTAAACATACAAGTTATCAACTTATATATCGCGTAAACTAATATAGAAGATACAAAGAGTATTATTGATTGAACTACAGTATCACCAATTAAGGCTAAATTTTCCTGCATATATTCACCAATATCTACTCCTAGGGTCGTTAAGACTCCTAGAACTGCTTCATTAACTGTATTTCTCAGCCAATCCATACTCATCGTGAGATAATTAAACCATTTATTCCACAACCTTTCTTGCCAGATGCACCATTGATATATTCTTCTATTCAGCGGTGCCATGGGTATTAAACGGGGTATTGCTACCACATAATTTGTCATCATCATATGAGCTGGTAAACGCATAAAAGCATCAGGAGCTAATCCAAGATATATACTACCTACAGTGAATCTCACTACAAGTAATCTATTTCTAGGATCTTCCCAAAAATTCAATACGCTCTGTCTCCCTTTTATAATCCATCTCTTCCATCTAGGTAGTAATTGTTCTGCTACTATCTTCTTCAATTCTTCACTAATTAATATGAGTTTCTTTCCTTTAAACATTAAAGGACTCCACATATAATTATTATCCATATACTCCACTACGACAAATCCAACTTCAGCTAA